TGTTGAGGACGGGGTTGATCCTGAGATCCTTCATCAGCTTACAGATTTCACGACCGGGAGGCTTCAATGACCGACGCGGTATTGGCCTTCTCCAAAGCCATTACTGCGGCAGAGGAGGCGGAATGATGAGCAAGGACATACCCGACGACATCATGGAAACCGCGCGCGAATGCGTTGCCAGCTTCGACAGTGAATATGAACAGAACTGGCCGGAGATCATCGCCCTCGCCATCCTCGCGGAGCGGCTCCGCCACTCCGATGAAGCTGAAACCTCTGTTTTCAACAGGTGCATCAATGGCTGACATCATTGCAATCCTCGCATCACCGCAAAACTGGTTCCTTGGCGCTGCAGTCATTGGCGTTCCTGTAAACGGATACATCGCTTACGAGATCGCCAGCTTCCACTATCGCCACAAGGGCTACGAGCCTGCGATTGATCTGGATGCTCTGCAGGCTGAGCTGGATCGCGAGTTAGCTGCTCTCAGCAGCCATCCGACAGCAAGTACGCCGCATACATCGCCATGACGTGGATTGCTTTCACCTTCGCGAACGAATGGGCTCTCGCCTACATCGCGCGTCTTTGAGTTACTGCCGGCCGCCGTCCCTCCCAGGGCGCCCGTAAACTGTCCGGGTCGCAAATGGCCCGGAGCTTTTTCAAGAGGTTCAAAGATGTCCGAGCAAACCTACTCATCCTCAGATGTGAAGCGCGCCAAACAGAACGCTGGTCGCCGCAAGCGCAGAGAGCAGGAAATCAGCCGGATCGTCACTGAGTACAAGCAGGGCCGTGGCGCGTCTTCCTGCATGTCCGAAATCATCAAGATAATCGAGGGGAATTGAAATGCTCCAGAGAGTGTTTTCATGGGATACCGCCGCGGTCCAACGACTAATCCAAATGATCGCCGACGGTATGTCCGCAAGCCAGGCATCCGCTCAGCTCGGCTGTTCTCGAAATGCGGCGCTTGGTAAGGCCTCGCGCCTCGGTCTCAGCTTTCGTCATAGCAAGGGCAGAGGAAAGACGCGCCGACCAGGTGCCGAAGTAAAGCAGGTTCAGGCCAAAAAGACGGCATGGACAGAAGAGAGAATAGCTCGAGGTGCAGCTCTCTGGAAGGACGGTCTGTTGGCGAAAGAGATTGCCTCTGATCTCGGTTGCACAACTGGTGCCTTCCTGTTCATCACTGGCAAGCACCGCGAACTTTTCCCTGCTCGTGGCGCCCATCAGAAGATCAAGACGCAGGACCGTGTTGATCCACCGGCTAAGGCCTTCGCCTTCGATTCTATCCCTTTCCATCTTCCCGAGTTTCCCGGAGTTCGCTTCGTCGACCTGAAGCCCAAGGATTGCCGCTGGCTGGTCTCCAACGACATTGGTGCCGATATGCTCTGCTGCGGTGCGAACGCCACTCAGGGCTCCTACTGCGGCGTCCATGCGGCGGTATCGAGAGGGCGGGGCACAGAGAGCGAGCGCAGGGCTGTCAGCATCGGGAGGGCGCAGTCTTGAAAATCTTAGCCTTCGACCCTGCCAAGACAACTGGCTTCGCATTTTTTGACACTTCGCGGGACCATTCAGCGATTCAGTGCGGCGTTCTGGAAATGCCCGATAAGGCCGACCCCTACTACACAGGCGACCAACTCGGTTTGAAGGTGACGCGCCTGATCAAGGATTTTGGCAAGCCGGACTTCGCCATTCTGGAAGAGCAATCCTTAGCCCAGATCGGCAACAGCAATGCGGCGGCCATCATCTATGCATGGGGCAGTTCACTCGCGATCGTCGCGACCCTGTCAAATCATGGGGTGCCTTACGGGACCATCACGCCTGGTTCGTGGCGCAAAATGTTCTTCGGTGCATCGTTCAAACCGCCGCAGAAACCGGCCAAACCCGGCAAGAAGCCGGAGAATGATTGGAAGGCGGCCGCCGTGTCGGAATGCGAACGGCTTGGGATCGTCATACCCAGCCGGAAGACAATCGCCCACAACGCATGCGAAGCGGCGGCCCTCGCAATCTGCTGGCGGGGCGCAAAGCTGCATGCCAAACGCTACGAGGGTGCCTTCATGAACCTGCTACAGCAGCGCAACACGCGCCCGAGCGCAGATCTGTTTGGGGCAACGGCATGAGCAGGCGTTACGCCACATTCCACATCTGCCCGTCGTGCGAGCGGATCATGTCCATCCCGGAACAGGTCGAGCGGTTCTGTGAACGGTGCAAGGCCACCGTCGAGCCGAAGCCCATCAGAGAGGCGGCGGCATGAACCAGATCATTACCCGTGCGTCCATCGGCGAGATCGCCCGCCATCGGGACGCTGCACTAGCAGCCTTTGAGGCCGCGCGGCAGGCCGAAGCCTTGGCACAGGAGAAGATGACGGAGGCGCACAACCTTTTGAAGGTCGCCGCGCCTTTCGCCGCCGGCCTGTTCTACCATCGCGATATCAAGGACATCACCGATCGCCATTACATCGACGGTCGCGTCTGGGATTCGGTCGTGCACTCGACCGCGCTCAATCACCTGATGGACAAGAAGGCAAAGGACGAGCTGCGCCAGCAACTCATGGCCGATGCCCCGGAGTTCACGGAAGAGAACGCCTACGCCACCATTGAGCAGTTCATGGCCGACGCCGGCATGATCTTCCGCCGCGGCATTGCCGAGATGTTCTCCAACCTCGACCGCCGCTTCCGCTCGCACTCGGGATGGAAGATTGGCGGGCGGGTGATCCTCTCCGGCGCCTTCGATGTCTACGGGCATTGGAACTACTACCGCGATCACCGCTCGACGCTTCAGGACATCGAACGCACCTTCCTTATCCTCGATGGCCGCAAGCCGGTGTCAGACTATGAAGGCATCGTCGGCGAGATCGATAGAGTCCGCATGACGGACGGTTTTCGGAACGCACGCCAGACCGAGGTCGAGAGCGAGTTCTACACCGTCCGGATCTTCAAAAACGGCAACGTGCATCTGTGGTTCCGGCGCGACGATCTGGTGACGCTCGCGAACCGGATGATCGGTGAATATTACGGCGAGGTCATCCCGGAAGAGCGCAAGCACGAGGACGACGGCGGCCTGCACGAGCCGAAGCGGGAGATGGCGAAGAACTTCGGCTTCTTCCCGACCCCTGACAGCCTCGCAGAGCGCACCATTGATCTAGCCACCCTCTACACCCGCGACGGCGTTCTTCGCGTTCTGGAGCCTTCTGCGGGCACGGGACAGCTATCCCGGCGCGCTGTCCAGCAAAAGGCATCGGTCGATTGCATCGAATGCCAGCCGCATCTGGCGAACGATCTGATGGCTTCCGGCATCTACGGTCGCGTCCTCTGCGTCGACTTCCTGTCGATCATCCCAGCGACGATAGGCCCCTATGACCGGATCATCATGAACCCGCCGTTCGCCCGCGAGCGCGATATCGACCACGTCATGCACGCGCTGAAATTCCTGAAAGAGGACGGGCTACTCGTCGCGATCATGTCGGCACACACCGAGTTTGCAGAAACCCGCAAGGCAGTCGCCTTCCGCGAGCACATTGCGAAGCTAAACGGCGCGTTCTCCGACAACCCAAGCAATTCGTTCGCGAGCGTCGGAACCAACGTCAATACTCTGACCCTCAAGGTTTGGAAGAGCGGGAGGAAAGTCTGGTGACGGTCACTGCATCGAAATACGCCCGGGCCGAAAACGATCTGTACCAGACAGAGCCGTGGGCAACCGAAGCTTTCGTTCGCCATTTCCCCGTTGATGGCTTGCGCATCTGGGATTCAGCGGCCGGGAACCACCTTATAGCCGACGTCCTGGCCGAGGCCGGAGCGGCGAGTGTCGTCAGGACCGACATTGCGACATACGACCGTGAACACGACGGCATCTATGACTTCCTGAAGATGGATGACGTTGGAGCTTGGGGCGCCCCGTCGTCGTGCGATTTCGTCGACGCTATCATCACCAACCCACCCTACGGCAAGCAGAACCGAGACGCGGTGAAGTTCGCCGAACGAGCCTTGGCATTGTGCCCCGGCGTGGTTGCTCTCCTCCTGACCGCGAAGTTCGACAGCGGCAGCACTCGGCATCACCTGTTCCGAGACAATCCCCGCTTCGCCGCCAAGATCGTTCTCGTCGATCGCATCTCATGGATGCTCAACGGCGAGACCGGAACGGAAGATCACGCTTGGTACGTCTGGACCGAGACACCACGACTGCCGCGCGCGCCGGTCATTCTGTATGCCGGGAGGAACGCATGAATTATCCGACCAACGACCGAGTACGGGCGCTCTTGGACTACGATCCAGACGCAGGGATATTCACCTGGCGGTATAGGCCGCCGAGCGATTTCTCGTCTTTCGGTCAGTGGGAATCGTACAACGAAACGCACGCCGGCGAGCGCGCCGGGTGGGTCGCTGAATCCGCCGGTGGTTACTGCTACCGATACATTGCAATTGACGGGAATAGCATAAGCGAGCAGCGCCTTGCGTGGCTATGGTGGTTTGGGGTTATCGCAGAGGTGGTAGACCACGAAAACGGCGACACGCTGGATAACCGGATAGCCAACCTTCGGAACGTCGATATAGCGGGGAACGCCAAGAACCAAAAACTCAGATCCAACAACACATCAGGGACGCTTGGTGTGACCAAGGTTTCGCGCAAAACGCTCCCTAGTGGTTGGCGAGCATATATCTACGTCTCGCGGCGCATGGTCAATCTCGGCACGTTTGACGACATCAACCAAGCAATAGCGGCCCGAAAAGCTGCAGAAATATCGCACGGGTTTCACCCGAATCACGGGAGGACAGTTCCATGAACGTGCACAATCAATCAGACTTCCGCCGCGAACTCCCGAATAACCTTGAAGCTGAACAAGCGCTGCTGGGGGCTCTGCTCCTCCGCAACTCATGCATGGATGACGTCCCGCCGACATTCGAGGCCGTCCATTTCTTCGAACCGATTCATCGCGAGATGTTCGACAAGATGGATCGCATGCACAAAGACGGGAAGGTGCTGCACCCGGTGACGCTGAAGGCCTCTCTGCCCTATGTCCAAGTCGGAGGAATGACCGTTTCCCAATACATGGCGCGCCTGATGAGTGGCGCGGTCAACTTCGTCAGCGTTCCGGATTGGTGCAAGGCGATATCGTTTGCCGCGGCACAGCGCGAGGTCTTCTCGATCGGCTCCAAGCTTCAGGACGCCGCATTCCATGACGAGCTGCAGATCCCAGAGGAAATAGAGGCATTGGGCCTTCGCCTCAAGGAAACGATGCAGATGCTTGAGGGCGAGGAAGAAGGTTTCAACCTCAACGACGCGATCGATCAGTCATTCGAGGTGACGACGGAAGCCGCCGCCGGCCGCGTTCCCTCTGGCATCGATCCAGGCATTCCGGAAATCATGCAGCTCACCGGCCCATGGCAGAACGGCCAACTCATCATCATCGGCGGCGGCGTGAAGCAGGGCAAGACGGCACTGGCGATGCAATGCATGTTTGAAATCGCCCGCGAAACACCGGTGTTCCTCTACAGCGGCGAGATGACCAAGAACCAGCTTCTCATGCGCGAGAAGGCGCGGCGCACCGGCATCTCCGCCCGACAGCAGCAGCGCGGCAAGGTCACCGAATCCGAAATGCAGCAGTTGATGCAGGCCGGGCAGGAGATGAAGCGCCTGCAGCATATCGAGATCGATTGCCGGAAGCTCACGCTCGAGCAACTGGCCCGCCGAGCCCACGCCCTCAAGAAGTCGCACGGCATCGGCGCCGTCTTCGTCGACCACATCGGCAAGATCCAGTGGGAAGGCAAGATGCAATACGAGGACGAGTTCAAGCAGGGCCAGCGCGCCACGTCCTACCTCAAGGATCTGGCCATGGACATCAACATCCCGGTCATCGCCCTGACACACCTCAAGAAGGCATCGTTTCAGGATTATCAGGGCCGCAGCGCCGAGGACCGTTTGCGCGCCGTCATCCACCGTCGGCCGACATATCGCGATCTGGTCGGCAACATGGACAAGGACGCGGATCAAGTTCTCGTCGCCTTCAATCCGAAGCCGATCCTTGCCGGCATGGAGCCGGGAGAGGGCACCTCCGAATACCACGTCTGGCAAGACCTCATGCGCCAGGTAGAGGGAAAGGCCGAGATCATCCTGTCGCTGTCGCGCGAAAGCGAGTTCCCGCGGCGCCGTGAGATCGCTTGGAACGGAAACTCGACGTCCTACGGCCCCGCCTACAATCAAGCCCAGAACCGCCGGGAGCTTTTCTAGATGGATCAGCTATCTTTCCCCCGCCCTACACACCCGTCGCAGCCAAACGCGTTCCCTGCGGGTTCTGGTGGCCTGTGAGTTCTCCGGCACAGTGCGCAATGCATTCCTCGATCGCGGCCATGATGCGTGGTCCTGCGATATCCTGCCGGCAGAGAACGGAAGCAACAGGCACATCCGCGGTGATGCTCGCGAAATCCTGCATGACGGCTGGGACATGCTCATCGTGGCGCACCCCGCCTTGCACCCGGCTTTGCAACAGCGGTGTCCGCTGGCTTTCGGTTCCGCCACCCGGCCGCACGGTCGAACAGATGTGGCAGGAGCTTGATGAAGGCGCCGAACTGTTCTCGGCGTTCTGGAATGCGCCGATCGACCGCGTCTGTATCGAAAACCCTGTGATGCACAAGCACGCAAAGGAGCGGATCGAGAATTACGAGGAGTTCGCCCAGAGCGTTCAGCCTTGGCAATTTGGCCATCCCGAGGTCAAGCGGACGTGCTTCTGGCTGCGGAACCTGCCGGCACTGGAACCGACCGACATTGTCGAAGGGCGCGAAGCCCGCGTGCACCGCATGCCGCCCGGTCCAGATCGTTGGCGCGAGCGCTCCCGTTTCTTCCCCGGCATCGCATCCGCCATGGCTGACCAGTGGGGCGAGTATGCCGTCAACCAGTTCTATCAGGAGGCAGCATGAACGATTTAATAGACCGCTTTGAGGATAAAGTTTCCCCCGAGCCAAACAGCGGGTGCTGGATATGGACAGGGGCTTTGGACGTCAATGGTTATGCCCGAATCGCGTTCAACGGCAGAAATAGCAAGGCAAGCCGTGTGGCTTACACTTTGTTCAAATGCGAAGACCCTGGCGCTCTTCATGTGTTGCACCGATGTGACATGCCCGCTTGGGTAAACCCCGATCACCTCTTCCTTGGTACCCATCAAGAAAACATGGACGACAGAGCCAAGAAGGGGCGGCACGGCGACATCTCTGGCACAAAGAACGGGAATTACGGCTCTCGAAACTGGCTTTCTAAGTTGCAAGCCGATCAGGTAAGGCAAATTCGCGTCCTCAAGAAAACGATGACCTATCGACAGGTGGCCGATCGTTTCTGTGTGTCTATTGGATCTGTCCAGAAGATTATTGAAGGCCGCAATTGGGGATGGCTGAAATGACAAACAAGTACAGTGCCTATCCCCATCCCCTTCCAAGCGGCCTCGGCTTTTGGGCAATCGTCCGGTTCTGCCGAGATAGCCACCCGTCACCCATCATGGATACCGGCGAAAAGCCCAAGGTGTTCGATACCAAAGGCGAGGCTGCCGAGGAGTGCTTGAAGCATGTCGTCGCCTTCATGAACGGCCATGAGATTCGCGGCGAACGCTTCGAAGGTGGCACGCACCACGACGCGGCCAATTCTGCATTCCCAACCCTGCAGCCTTTCGTCAAGCAGAAGGCTCGGCGAGTTCCAGTCGAGCGGAGGGCCCGGGCATGATCTACAGCATCCAGGCCGAAACGTATCCGACAGCCGCCGCAATGGTAGAGGCATATGCAGCGCGACGGGCGAGGCTGATGGGGAAAGCCTCTGCTGCCCGCAAATCGCCTTGTCTGACGCTGGTAAGCCCTACGGCGGTGGTGAAGGCCGCGCCGACGCTGATCAACGCCAGCGGCTCTCCTAAGCGGAAGCGCAGGCACGACGCCGACGACCACGTCTGGGCGTATCGGGTGCATCTCCTGCAAAACAACCCGCACCGGACGCCGACCGATCACGCCAGGATGCGTTGCTATGAGGCTCGGGTATCATTCGAGTTGCTCAAGAGCGCGAACCGGTCACATCATCTGCTCCCGCTTCGCAACCAGATCGCATGGGAGTTGCGCCAACTCGGACTTTCCTATCCCGCCATCGGTCGCATCCTCAACCGCGAGCATACCGCCATCATCCACAATGTCCGAAAGATCGATGCGGAAAGGGGATGCCCGGAAGCCCTCGCATGGGTGGAGCGCAAGCTGAGGCAGTCGCAGGAGAGCTTGGACCGGAGCAAGGCGAAGGGCGAATGATCAACCCCCGCGCCCATCGCTGCGATATCTACAAGATTGCGCGCCAGTGCAGCGTGATCCTGCGCGATGGGCATTTGCATAGCCCGACGAGCCGCAAGCCGTTCGAGTGCTATTGCAAGCCGACTGTGCGGTACATCGGACAGCAGCATGGCGAAGAACATCTAAAGCTAGTTCTCATGTTGATGACCGGGACTAAGAACAATGCAGCCGAACTCTATGCGGACATGATGACGGCGGTTTCCGTAGTTCTCTCCGAGAACGAACACCTCGTCAAATCCCCGACGTTGGCGCAGGACTTCGATGCGATGGATTTGGGCAGGATACGGCGCGAAGCCAAGACGATGCGACTACGGACCCCCAATTGGTCGAAGCTCGGGGTTCTCATACTGCTGAGATTGAACCGCCCGCGACAGGGTGATCTGCTGGACATAATTACCGGAGAGGCAGCATGACGGTGACGTTTGAGGATTGGACATACGAGCAGGTCCGCGACAGGATCACCGAGGCGGCCGAAACCCTACTGGCTTCTCCCAAAGCTCTAGGGCCGCGCATGGCACTTGGTAGCATGAGTGATGTCGTTCGCGATGCCATGGAGGGGTACGGATATTCGGGCGTCTCGGTCCGCAGGGTCATTCCACCGGGCGCAATCTCGCGCATGGAAGAGACGTGGACGTGGATCAACACCTATCTGGGCGAGGAAGGCCGTAAGCTAGTCTACGACTATGGCTTCATTAAAACCCGCAAAGGTATGTATCTTGACGCTTATCTCAAGAAAAACGACATCTTACGCCGAACATTTGAACGAAAAATTCAGAAGCACTGTCAAACTATTGCGGACAATCTGAACCGATTGTATCGCGTTCGGTTTACAATGCCCGTAGACGACGTGTCGCAAAATGCCGTAGAACACACGTCAACAACGGTATCGTCCGAGAAATGCGCGACACACTGGGTCGCACCGGACGGAAAGCCGCGAGTTGACCCTGCTCTGCCCAAAACCAGAGTAATCAAACCCCGAGATATTCGGGCGCGGCATTCAGATCAGAACAGGAGCCTTGGTGTAAGAGGCTGAAACCTTCGCCGCTATGCGGCAACGAACTGCGCGGTTAAACGGGCTCCCGTAGCATCAGATGGATAGAGCGCCGTCGACATTGAGTTGGTGGAGGTCGCAGGTTCGAGTCCTGTCGGGAGCCCGCCGCGCAGGCAGCAGAGATCGGGAAGTGCCCGCGTACACTGGCGAGGCGGGTTAAACGGTGAGGTGCAAGGCTTCCCGAGCATAACAAGATCGGCCAAGCTTCGGCTCACCCAGGCCGGTTACTCATCAGGATGATCCGCGAATTGACGCGGTATCCGCGCGGTGGCGAAGGCGTTCCTGATACCACCCACCCGTAGCAAGCTGCGGGCCCAAGGCGCGAATGCCTTGCTTATTTCAGAGATCGGGAAGACCGATATGGGAGCGAATCGAGCCGCAAGCGGTCGGCCAAGTAGAGCCGCTTTTCCCGAGCAGGATCAGGACGGTTACTTATCGGGGCTTGGAGGTAGGCAGTTCGATCCTGCCAGGCCGGTTAGGTCTAAGCTCAATTGGTAAAGCGCCAAGTGGCCAAGCCTTCGCGCGGTGTTCTAGACACGGCGAAGAGGAAGGCACCCCGACATTCCCAGCCCCGTCCCCGGATAACCCGAGGGCGGGATTTTTCGTCCATAACGAGCGAGTGATATGGCTACAGCCAAAGAAGCTGCGTCAGGCTTGACGCGGGACGATATCGCTTGCCTGCTTCGCTATGACCCCGAGACCGGCAATTTGGAGTGGCTTGTTCGCCCTCGTCGCCGCAATCGGCTGTTTGGCAATGAGGCAGGCCGAGTTCACCGCAGCGGATATGTGAACGTCAAGATCGAACGCGTCGAGTATGCTGCGCATCGCCTTGCGTGGCTGCTTATGACCGGCGACTGGCCCGTGGCAGACATCGATCACATCAACGGGAGGCGCTCTGACAACCGCTGGTCAAACCTGAGGGCTGCGACCAGGCGCGAAAACATCGCGAGCGGCGCTGTCAGGAGCAACAACACGAGCGGCGTAACCGGCGTGTCGTTTAACACCACAACCAAAGTCTGGCACGCGTACATCAAAGAGTGCCCGAGCAAGACGATTACCAGAACATTCAAGAGCAAGGCTGCGGCGGTCAACTGGCGGAAAGCGCAGGAAGCTATTCATTACGGCGACTTCCGCCCGCGCGCTATCGCGTGACCCGCAAACCATGGCCACGCCCACCACGCGGATGGATAGGCCCCTGGTTCGGAACCCCAAAGCCAACGGGAGGGAAGGGATGAGCAAGATGCCATACGATTTTCAAGGCTCGTACTCGGTATAGCTATCTCTTCTACGAGAGCACTACCCGCAATCGGGAACTATCGAGCACAGCCAGCTACTTTCGTATCCCCCCGTTAACCAGGCTCATGCCTACGCAAATGGCGAAGTCGTCTCGGTCTGGACCGACAAACCGCAACAGATTGGGAGTGGTTGGGGATCTTCGCAGGCGAGAAGCTTATCGAAGCCGCCCAGTCTGGCATCGGACGCATCCATTTCGGGAGGGAAGGGATGAGCCCGAACATCGGCTATCTCAAGCTTATCGATCGCCAGCCCAGGACATGGCGCCTCTACGATGCAGACGGAAACGTGATCGAGACTGGTGACTACGTCCGATGCACCCAGAGCGCAATGAACCGCGACATGCGGATTGCGACGATACACTGACCAACCCAACAACAGGGAAGTGATTAGGGAGGAATTCAAATGCCTATCATAGAGGCAATTCCTCCCCTCGACCTTCTCACCGATAATGGGAGTGGCCCAAACCGACGCCTTCGCGTTGATGTGGGACAGACCGGATTCTTTGCGGGCCGAGAGTTTAGGACGTTCAAGGAACTGAATATCGCGGCCTCGGAGACCTATGTCATAAAGGCGGTCGTTCCGATTGACGTCATTTTGTTCGGGCTAACCGTGCAAACGGAAGCCGGTCATTTGAGATTGGCGACTGTAGCCGGTGGAACGCCTGCGGGCACGTTCTCTGAAACGCTTCCAATCTTCGGGCGCAACAACATGAGCGAACGTCCAATGCCGTTCTATGTGCCGCAGGTCGTTCTCACGGCAGGTGGTACGCATACGGGCGGCACGGAAATCGACGTTCTGCGGCTCAAGGCCAACAACAACACAAATCAGGCATCCACGGTGGGGTCTGAGGGTGGAGACGAGCGTGGTGTTGCCGCTGCTACCTATCATTTCCGCATGCAGAACCTGAGCGCCACAGACGCGATTACAGGTGTCTTCCATGCACGTTGGGAAGAGCGGCCCAAAAAGACTTGATGAGTGGACTATCAACCCCGCAACCGCGGAACTCCCAACCAAACTTGAAACGTTGAAAGGAATAACCGAATGTCTGGTCTTTACACCCCAGGTGTGCCTGCTCTTGGCGTTGTCACCGGCTCCGAAAAGCTCGCCCTCGACACACAGCTTGCGGCTGGTGCTGCTTCTCCGCAGACCGCGGCACTGACGCTTGTTCAACTCGCGACGGCGATGCTTCAGCTCAGCAGCAAAGCGGACATCACCACGGTTGCCGGCACGCGCTACATCGCGAGCGTCGATATCGGATCTCAGACGCAGATCACGGGCATTGCGGCTCTCATCGGCTCGGTCGGTGGCACCGACAATCTCATCGTCGAACTCCATGACGAGACCGGCAAGCTTGTCGCTACCTCGGCTCTTGCTGGCACGCTCGCCGGCGCGGCGAATACCTGGCAGCGTATTGCTTTCACGGCGCCGTATCTGGCCCCCGCAGGCCGCTATTTCATCGCGGTCCAGAGCAATGGCACCACGGCCAAACTCTCCGGCTACAACGCGCCGTCGTCGCCGCTGCTCACCGGCTCGGCAACTGGCACGTTCGGCACCAGCGCCGCGATCACCCCGCCCACGACCTACACATCCGGCGTGGGTCCGGTATCGGCTCTCTACTAAGCCCCAGGACAAAAGACAGAGCGCGCATCATCCGGTGTGCGCTCTCCTCCCGATCTAGTCTAGAAGGAATAGACGATGGCTGACCCCGTCCTGATAAATACGTTTGAGCCAGGCATCCGGCTTGTGACGGGTGGCGATCTGAACCGCATGATCGAGGAGGTCAATGAAGCCTTTTCGCAGACGGTATCTACCGGCAATATCGGTGAGCCCGGTGGTGTGGCTGGTCCTCTCGACGGAAGCAGCCAAATCCCTTCGGCACAGATTCCTGCTCCAGCCACATTCGGCGCGGTCGACACCACCACGGCACAGTCCGTAGCTGGCGTGAAGACCTTTTCGGCGAGTCCCATTGTCCCCGCTCCTTCGAATGGCCCTGACGCGGCGAACAAGAACTATGTCGATGCGCAGATCTCCGCGATCACGCAAGGAACCGTTCCCCAGTCGAGCAACCCGAATATCATTTACGGCACGGACGGGACTGGTGCGGAAAAGACCTACCCGACCAATGCCGTGGATGGCGTGGTTGTAGCCGATGGCTCCGGCAAGATCCCGACAAGCCTTCTGCCGCCGGCTCAACACGACACTGCGGAAGCCGCCAGCGAAGCCGCAATGCTTGCTCTTTCTGTGACGGCGCCCGCAATCTGCATCCGTACAGACTTCACCCCCCCGCATATGTTTTATCTTCATACCGATCCAGCTTCCACGCTCGCCAACTGGACGGATACAGGAGAGTTCGGGGGTGGAGCGGCCGACCCGAGCGTAACGGTTGGACTGACGGCCAAGAACGGCGTTGCAACGTCATACATGCGCTCTGATGCCGCTCCTGCGATCGATCAGGCGATCGTGCCGACTTGGACGGGAAAGCATACGTTCACGAACGCGCTTGATGTCACCGCCGGCGGATTGAATGCGTCTGGCACTAATGCATTTCTCGGCAAGACTACGGTAAATGGCGTCAATGCCGGTCTTCCCGGCGGTGGTCAGTTCGCTAGCCTAATTTCTGCGAATACGACTGGTGCCGGTCAAGCTGCCATTGCGTGGTTTCAGTCTCTCGCGCCCGCAGAGCAGAAGTGGTGGGACGCTTTTGTAGGCAATGGAACATTTTCCCTTCGGACTGTCAGCGATGATGGCCAGAACAACTTCACATGGCTGACCACGACGCGCACCGGACTTGCAGTCACTGGTATCGCGTCTGACAGTGGTAGCGGAGATTGGGCGCATACTGGTGCTTTCAGCACAACTGGCACGCACACTGTTCTCCCGGCAGGCGGAAACGGCGTTGTAATCACTGGAACTAATTCGACGGGCGTGCCGTCTATCCAGGCAACGGGCGCGGCGACCGACATCTCTCTTGAGATCAAGGCGAAGGGCGCGGGCGGCGTAACGATCGATAGCCCGACTGCTATCACCGGAAACGCCACAGTCGGCGGCAATGCATATATTGCCGGACAACTTGGATCCGCTGCGAATACTTCGGCCCCGAGCCCGACGAATAGCGGTATCACGATCGGTGGCGCTCCGACTTGGGCGATGGCGAGCTTTTATGACCAGGCGCTAAGTGCAAACAATCGCACAATGGACATGCTGTTTATCTCGGGAGGCCTCAAGTTCAGGTTTGCCAATGATGCTCGCAACGCATTCCTTGATTTTCTGACAATAAGCGGTGGTCAGGCAAGCGGCGTCACTGGCATCACGACCACAAGTGGATCGGGCGCGTGGGCCCATACTGGCGCATTTTCTGCGACGGCCGGTGTCACTGCTCCAAACGCAAGCGCCACGGCGTCCGTAGCTGGTCTGGTCAAGCAAGCTGCCGCTCAGGCGGATAGCGCAGCAACCACTGTCGCGGGCCTCGTCTCAGACTTCAACAGCCTCCTCGCCAAACTGCGCACGGCTGGGATAATGGCGACGTAAAGGGGGATTACTTCCACGGCTCAATACGATGATAGAGCGCAGCACAAGCAAGAGCTATATGCGCTGGCGCTCCCTCAGCCTTGTAACGGGTCATGGTGTTGGCATGGATGCCGAGAAGGCGAGCGCCCTCTGCGGAGCTGATCTTCATCGCGGCAAGCCAGGACCGCATAGATTGAGGCGACATTCTCATACTCCTTGTGGCGTTTATTGCTAGGGGCAAGTATCACTGATATTGTGAAAATCTCTCAAACGGAAGAGGATTTCACGCGAATGAGCAGTGTAGAAATGCCGAATAACCCTCAATTCAAGAATCTAACCGGAATGAAGTTCGGGCGCTTCATCATCGTGAGTTACGCAGGAAAACGAGGGCGGCAGCCTTATTGGAACTGCATGTGTGAGTGCGGCACAAGTAAAACCGTTCACGGAGGTCATCTGAAGGAAGGTCGTTCGCGCAGTTGTGGATGTCTTAATTCTGAGACACAGAGAATATCATTCGAGAAACACGGGGGAGCGTCCCTGATTAAGGCGCAACGCCATCCACTTTATTCGACATGGTGCGGCATGAAAAAGCGTTGCTACAACAAGAACAGCGACCAGCGGTGGCCAGTCGGCGTTAATCAGATGGGGAAATAAAACATGCCAGCCGGACGGCCAACGGACTATCAAGAGGCCTATGTCGAGCAAGTTTACGGGCATCTATCGCAAGGCTTTACCCTTGCATCATTCGGCGGAATCGTCAGCTCATCGCGCGACACGCTCTACGAATGGGCCAAGGTTCACCCTCGATTCTCCGACGCTATAAAAAGAGGCAGGGCCGCAGGGCAGCACAAATGGGAGCAGAGGCTCTCGAAACAGGCCGAAACCGGCGACGGGAACACGGCTGCAATCATCTTCGCGATGAAGAACCTATACAAGGATGACTGGGCAGATCGCATCGTCAATGAGCACACCGGCCCGCATGGTGGCGCGATCCAGAACCAGACGTTCAACATCGACCCCGAAAAGCTTAAGGGCATGACCGACGATGAGCTTGACGCCCTCGAAAGAGTCATCGGCAAGCTTCAGCGAGGCCATGGCGGCGGTGAAAGCCGAACGGATGATGAGGGAGACGCAGGCTCGTATGCCAGCACCCTCGACGGTTCCGAATGAACAATGGCCGCCAGATTATGTCTCGGTGCTTGCATGGCGTCGAATACAGATTGCCAAGTTTGAACTGACGCCAAAGCTTGCTCATGACGCCAAGGCCTATTACCGGACGCGCCCTGTCGAGTTCATCAACCATTGGTGCGAAACCTATGACCCTCGCCTTGCTGGAACAGGCCGGATGGCAAAGATGCCTTTGGTCCTGTTTCAGCGTCAGGACGATCTGGTGCGCTTCCTCCTCGCTTGCGTGCAGGGAGAAGGCTCCGGCCTGATTGAGAAAGCCCGCGATATGGGGGCAACTTGGGTGTGCTGCGCCTTCTCGGTCTGGCTGTGGCTGTTCTGGCCTGGTGCGGCTGTTGGCTGGGGTTCTCGTAAAGAGCAGCTTGTCGATCGTCTTGGCGATACCGACAGCATCTTTGAGAAGATCAGGATCATCATCCGCGGACTTCCTGAAGCGTTTCTCCCAGTCGGGTTTGCGCCAGATGCGCATATGACATTCATGCGGTTCGTAAACCCCCAGAATGGGGCGACGATCACCGGTGAAGCGGGCGACAATATCGGGCGCGGTGGCCGTAAGCTCATCTATTTCAAGGATGAGAGCGCGCACTATGAGCGGCCCGAGAAGATAGAAGCGGCTCTTGCTGACAATACGCGCGTTCAGATCGATATTTCGTCGGTCAACGGGCTTGGTAATGTGTTCCATCGGCGCCGCGAGAATGGCTCTGAATGGTCTCCGGGGGCACCCGTCAGGCAGGATGCCGTCAACGTCTTCGTCATGGATTGGCGGGATCACCCAGGCAAGACGCAGGATTGGTATTCTCAGAGGCGGTCTAAGGCTGAAGGCGAGGGATTGCTTCACGTCTTCGCGCAGGAGGTCGATCGGAACTATGCGGCCTCTGTAGAGGGGACGATCATCGATCTTGAATGGGTGAAGGCCGCGATAGACGCGCACCTGAAACTCGAGATTGATGATCTCGGCATGTGGGGAGCCGCACTCGATGTTGCGGACGAAGGCGGAGACCGTAACGCTCTGGTAAGGCGCGAGGGGATCGTCCTGCGCTTCGCAGAGGAGTGGGGAGCCAGGGACGTAGGCGAGACAGCCAGACGCGCCATAGAGCTTTGCACGGGGCAGCAAATGGCCATGCAATACGACAGTGTGGGCGTCGGTGCTGGCGTGAAGTCAGAAGCCAACCGGCTCGAAGAAGAGCGCAAGATGCCGAAGGGGCTTTCCCTTGTGCCGTGGAGCGCGGGGGCGAAGGTTCTCAACCCTGACGGCTATGTCATTTCGGGCGACAGAAAGAGCCCGAAGAACAAGGACTTCTACGCCAACCTGAAAGCTCAGGGATGGTGGGAACTGAGGACGCGCTTCTATCGGACATGGCAGGTCATCAATGATCCATCGATCACTTACGAGGTCGATGAGTTGATCAGCCTTGATTCCGAGGGGCTGAAGCCACTCCTGCGGCAGATTGAGAAAGAACTGTGCCAGGCCACGGCGCGCAAGACGACGGGAACGCTCAAGCTGGTAGTTGAGAAGGCTCCGGAAGGCACTCGGTCACCGAACATAGCTGACGCGATCGTCATGGCGTTCTGGCCCGTTAAGGGAAAGACGGCGGCAAGCGTCACGCTTCCGAAAGAGAAGTCTCGGCTCAATCTCGGCCGGTCACAAAATCAAGGATGGATGGGTAACTGATGGCATCCAAGAAGGACCGCAAGTCCGAAAACGACAAGATCGTCACGGAAGCCAAAGAGCGCTTCACGAAGTGCGAGGACTGGGAAGCTGACACGCGCCGGAAGTTTATCGAGGATCTGAAGTTCGCAAACGCTGATCCCGACAACGGATGGCAGTGGGATGCAGCGATCACCACGAACCGCATCAATGACGACAAGCCGTGCCTGACGATCAACAAGACGCGCCAGCACAATCTGATCATCACCAACGATGCCAAGCAGAACAAGCCAGGCGTCAACATCAAGCCGGTTGGCGATGGCGCGAGCTATGATGCTGCCCAGGTCTTTGAAGGCGTTGTCCGCCACGTCGAGTATCAGTCCAATGCTGAGCAGGCCTATGACACGGCGTCGATGTTTCAGGTGCAAGGCGGCGTCGGATACTGGCGCATCGTCACCGACTATGTGAGCGATGACAGCTTCGATCAGGAGATTTACATCCGCCGGGTAAAGAACCCGATGGCCGTTTATCTCGATCCGGATATCACGCAGGCCGATGGTTCGGACGCTCGCTTCGGCTTCGTGTTCGAGGATATCCCGTGCGATCAGTTCAAGGCGGAATACCCGGATGAATCGGAATATCTCTCGAATAGCACCTTCGGCGTCGAGGGGAATTGGGCCGGGAAGGATACCGTCCGCATCTGCGAATACTATCGCAAGGAGAACAAGAAGGACCGTCTTTGGGCGATGACGATCCCGGAAGGGTTCGAAGGCGCCGGAGAACAGGTCATCGTTCGCCAGTCGGTAATGACCGACGAGCAGAAAGCGCTTCTCGAGTTGGTCAAGGACGCGGAGGGAACGACGTCTCGCGAGATCCTGACCGACGAAATCATGTGGTACAAGATCGCCGGCAATCGTGTCATCGACAGCCGTCCGTGGCCGGGGAAATACATCCCGATCGTTCGTGTCGTAGGCGAAGAGACGATCATCGAGGGCAAGCTTGACCGCAAGGGACATACCCGCGGGATGAAGGACGCCCAGAGGATGTACAATTATTGGCCTCTCAGCTTGGATACGCCTATTCCCACGCCGACTGGCTGGACGAAGATGGGCGATATCGAGGTAGGGGATACCATCCTTGACGATGCTGGGAAGCCTACCAACGTCCGGGGCATGAGCGATGTGTTCCTTGACCGGAAATGCTTCCGTGTCACATTCGACGATGGTTCGGAGATCGTGGCTGATGCCGAGCACCCGTGGGTAGTTGAAGAGCGAGGAAAACGCAAAGCGGCGACATGGGAATGGACCAAGAAGAAGCTGACAACGGCGGATCTTCGCCCCGGAGATCACTTTATCGACGTTGCCAAGCCGCTTGAATTGCCATCTGCAGATCTTGCCGTAGATCCATATGCCCTTGGAGTATGGCTTGGAGACGGAACGAGTGCTGGTGGCGGCATTACGGCGTCGGTTGACGACGCTTCTGGCATGGCCGATGCGCTTAGCGCCGCTGGCGTTAATGTAGGCGACCCCGTTTTGACCGCAACCGCTATGCGTATCCCGACCTATGGTCTGACGAGTGATCTGCGCAAGGCTGGCGTCCTCGGTGACAAGCACATTCCCACTGTCTACCTTCGTGGGTCTTTCGACCAGCGATTGGCCCTTCTTCAAGGGCTTATGGACACAGACGGAAATATCAACAAGACGACACGCCAATGCTCGTTTGATAACTCCAATCCGGTCATCATGGCTGGCGTGGTGGAGCTAATCCGATCCCTCGGGATGAAAGCGTTCGTTTATGCACTTGCTGGCCGCACTAAACGCTTCCCGAACGGCGAAACCTATTCGTGTGCTCCATCTCAACGAGTTACATTTACTTCTGACCTTCCCGTCTTCAGGATGGAGCGTAAGGCAAAAATCCAGAACGCATTGCGCAAGAGCCACGCGCGCCGCACAAAGCGCCACGGCATCATCGCAATAGTCGAAGTCACTTCGGTTCCGGTTCGGTGTGTTTCCATAGACAGCCCGTCGCATTTGTTCCTCGCTGGTCCTAGCATGGTACCGACGCACAACACATCCGAAGCGACGGCACAGGTCGCGTTGCAGACCAAGACGCCATATATCGCCCCCGCCGAAGCTATCGAGAACTTCGAAGACTATTGGAAGAAGGCGAACACTTCAAACGCCGCGGTGCTGCCCTATAACGCTCTCAGCGAGGACGGGAAGGAAATCCCTCGCCCGCAGCGCGAGCAGCCCCCGCAGATGGCCTCCGCCTACATCCAAGGTATGCAGATCTGCGAAAACCAGATGATGATGTCCTCGGGGCAGTATCAATCGCAGTTCGGCCAGAATGAAAACGCCACGTCGGGCAAGGCGATCAACGAACGTCAGCGCCAGGGCGACACAGCCACCTATCACTTCATCGATGGTCTCGCCGTTGGGATCCGCTTTACCGGTATGATCCTGATCGACCTGATCCCGAAGATTTACGACACCGAGCGCGTGATCCGCATCCTCGCCAAGGATGGGACCGAAAGTCACATCCAAGTCGATCCGAGCGCTGAGGTTGCCTATCAGTCCGCAGGCGCTATGCCTTCCGATCAGCAGATGGACGATGTATCCCGCACGGTAGCGGCCATCTTCAACCCCAGCGTCGGTCGCTACGAGGTAGAGAGCGACATCGGACCGGGCTATGCAACACGGCGTCAGGAAGCGTTCAACGCGATGACGCAGATCGCATCGCAGAACCAAGAGTTCATGAAGGTCGCCGGGGATCTGCTGTTCAAGTCGGCGGACTTCCCGCTGGCCGATGAGCTTGCCGAACGCTGGTCGCGCATCATTCCGAAGAACATCACCGGTGAAGCGCCGGCGCCAGAAGTTCAGCAGATGCAGCAGATGATTGAGCAGATGCAGAACACAATCGTCGAGTTGAACCAAAAACTGCAGAGCAAGGACGGCGACCTTAACGTCAAGGAATACGACGCCACCACGCGGCGCATTTCGGCGGTTGGTAACTCTGGCCCGATGATCACGCCCGAGCAGATCCAGCCGGTTCTCATGCAACTACTACAGCAATTGCTGTCCAGCGGTGGACCGGAAGAGCCTCAGGCAGGTTTTGAACAGCCGCAGCCGGTTCAGCCAGAGCCACCGCAGATGGGCATGCAACAGCCGATGCAGCCGCCACAGCAAGGAATGATGTGATGCTCCTGAACATCCGCGCCGGAGAGGTGCCACAGCTCATCAAGCACACTGCGAAGGAAATCGCGGGCGCTTTCTACGATATGAACCGCACCGAGCGGTTTCGCCAGCAAGCGGGCACTCAGCGCCGTTTCGTGCGTCAGCACTGGAAGGATCATGTCGAGGTCGCGGTTGAAGCCCTCGTCGGGGTTCTGTCTCTTCCCGGCACGTCTGATCACGAGAAGAACGCGATCTATGACGCGCTGACCGAGTTCAATGAGCGCGCTACCGAGCGCACGCCGGAATTGTCCAGGAGGTCCCTGCAATGAGCCACATGAAGAAGGCATCCATGAAGCCGGTTGCCAAGGCGGCAGGCCCAACGAAAACCACACCTGCGAGGGGCGCTAAGCCCTCCCACGATGAAGAAGACAAGAAGTGGCGGACGCGCAACGCCATGGAAACCCTGATGCGCGCCGAGGAACTCAAAAAGGACAAGGCCCTCATGAAGGACGTTGCTTGCCTCGCCAAGGAGCAGGCCGCGAAGCTCTCAGGTCTAGCAGGGAAGGGGAAGTGACCATGGCAAAGACGAAATCGTACTCTCCGAAGATGGCCCGCAAAGGCAAAGACATCGGGAAGCCCGGCAAGAACTTCGCCAAAATTGAATCGAAGGCAGCCAAGGAATATGGCTCGAAGGCTGCCGGAGAGCGGGTAGCTGGCGCTGTCCTGGCAAAGATCCGCGCGAAGAAGGGCAAGTAAATGGCAACCGTCGCCATCACGCTTTCCGCCGTCAGCAACAAGGCCCGCAGTGGCCTCAATGCCATCGTGCCGATCCAGGACGCCGAACCCTATGCATCGGCGTTTGCCACGTCATCGGCCACATCTCAGCAAGCGGCGATTTCGCCTTTTGCGGGTGAAGCTGACCAGTTCTGGACGATCACGGCGACTGGTGGCGACGTCTGGGCGGCTTTCGGAGAGGATCCGGTAGCAGCGCCCGGCAATCAGTGGCTCATCGCTTCCGGCACTACACGAGAATTCGCGGCTAAGAGCGGGCAAGTCCTCGCTATCATCGACGCCGCATAATCAGTTCCCGACACGGCGGTTATCCGTGGCCCGTACCTGTGCGGCACACAGGGCTTCACGACAGGTGAAACATGACTAATGCACTGGAAGCTTCGCAGAGCTTGCCGGAAGGCGAAACTGCGCTTGATCCGGGTAACTCCAACTCTGCACCGGAGCAGACGAATGGCGAACAGCATACCGACACCGACAATGGTGACGCCGGCGAAGAAAACCAAGGCGCGGCCGAAGGAGGCGAGAACGAAGGCTCTGAAGCCTCCGGCGAAGGCGATCAGTCCGAGCAGCCGAAACCCAAGAAAAAAGCCCTCACTTGGGAAATGAAGCGCATTCATGAGGAGACGAACAAGCGACGGGAGGCCGAACGCAAGGCCGAAGAACTTGCCGCCGAGGTAGAGCGTCTCCGCAATGGTGGTTCCTCCGAGGCCGCGGAGTCTGCTCCGGACATTGACACGCTCGCCACCAGGCGCGCCGAACAGATCGTCGATCAGCGTGAATTCCAGTCGAAGGTGTCCGCATGGGACACGGCTGGTGCCAAGGAATTCGGCCGCGAGGAGTTCAACGAATCCTGCAACCTGATTGCATCGCTCATGGATGATCGTCAGCAGGCATCCTTCATGAAGACCATCATCGATCCGGAAATTGTCGAGGACGGCCACAAGGTGGTCATGGCCCTCGCCGAAGACCCGGAAGAAGCAGAACGCATCCTGAGGCTACCGCCCGTGAAACAGGCGCTCGCATTGTCCAAGCTCTCGGCGAAGGTGAGCAAGCCAGCGGCACCCGCGCCCAAACCGATCTCCAAGGCTCCAGCTCCTGTCCAGCCCATCGGCGGCAAGACGCAGGCAGGTACGCGGCTCGACGATCCTGAAGTCCCGATGGACAAGTTTGCCGACGAGTTCCTAAAGAACATCGCGCAACGTCGGCGGTAATTAGTCCTTCTGCATACGCCGTTGGGCCCATATCTGTCGCATCTTTTCGGCCTGCTTGGCTTTTGCCTCAGGATCGGCCCAGCGCTTTTTACGGCTCTCCATGAGAGTATTGTTCCTCTCTGGATCGGCCCATGTGGCAGCCAGTGATGACGCGCGTTTCTTGCGCAATTCGTCAGGTGCATTCTTGATGCGTTCCGAGGCTTTGACCCGTTCTTCTGGGTCTTGCCAACGACGCTCAAGCCCAGCGCGAAGCTTTGCGGCTTCCTTTGGGTTCTGCCATCGGCGCTTGCTGTGGATGGACATCGCTGCTCGGCTTTCAGGGAGTTTGGATAGTTCCGCCAATGAGCGTCCGCGCTCGGTTAGGAATTCACGAAGGTCTGGATCGGAAGCGACCCGCTCTAGGCTGGACACGCGCCGTTGTTCTGCATCGTCAGGCCGCAGCGTGAAGGCATCAACGCCGTTATTCGCGATTTGAGTGTTCAGGGTTCCGTAGACGGAAACCCAGTGGAGCTCCCTTGAATACTGCAGATCAGTCGTTGGGGCCTCGATAGCTTCAAGGATGACGAAGTCGAAGGCCTGAAGACCCTCCTGATCCCATAGAGATTGAAGACGGCGGCTGTGATGCTTGCCGTGCTTCAGCAACGAGCGATGGCGTGCCCACCGCTGTGACTTGTTGCGAGTGCATCCGACATAGCTATCGCCGGTCGAGATGTGACGGATGGCGTAAACGTAGGCTTTGGTGCTCATTCGGGCACCATAGACTGCGTAACGCTTACAATCAACGTGAATACCCAAATCCGGTTGGGGGATCCTCCGGAGCTTCTCGGTCACCAGTCCGAAATCTGGGCCAATACCCGGCGATAACTGCGGTTACGGGGCCGTGAACAGCAGCGAAAGGCTGCATCCAGCAACTTCCCACGAAAGGACCCCGCTATGGCCGGAAATCAAATCCTCACGATCGACATGATCACCCGTGCCGCTGTTTCGCTCTTCAAGAACAGCAACATGTTCATCAAGAACATCGACACGCAATATGATAGCCAGTTCGCTGTCGACGGCGCCAAGATCGGTGACACGCTGCGCATCCGCCTGCCGAATGACTTCGTTGTTCGTACCGGCACAGCGCTGTCGTCGCAGGACACCTCGGAAAAGTACACCTCTCTGCCGCTTCAGACGCAGAAGGGTGTCGACGTCGCCTTCAGCTCGGCAGAACGCGCCCTGAAGTTGGACGACTATTCCGAACGCGTCCTGATGCCGATGATGAACAACCTGGCCGGCGCTATCGCGGCTGACGTCATGTCCGGCGTCGAAACCGGCGCCTGCAACTATGTCTCCGCAGTCGATGGTTCGGGCAACGTCATCGCCCCAACTTCCGGCACAGTTCTTGAGGCCCAGGCAACGCTGAACGACAATTCGTCGCCGATGCAGCCGACCCGTAAGGTCGTGCAGGACCCATGGACGGAAGCCCGCCTGGTCAACACCCTGTCGGGCCTCTTCAACCCGTCGCAGGAAATCTCCGAGCAGTACCGCTCCGGCCAGATGAAGAACGCCCTCGGCTTCGACTTCTTCATGGACCAGACCGTCATCAAACACACCACCGGCTCGTTCTCCGCCGGCGGTGCTGTCAATGGCGCGGGCCAGACCGGCGGTTCCATCACTGTCTCTGCCATCACCGGCACGATCAAGAAGGGCGATATCATCACGATCGATGGCGAATTCGCCGTCAACCGTGTGACCAAGGAGACGACCGGCAAGCTTCGCCAGTTCGTTGTTCTGGCTGATGTGGCGGCCGGTGGCACGACCATCACTGTCTATCCGGAGATCATCCCTCCGGTGAACGGTGCGGCCGTGCAGTACCAGACGGTCGACTCCTCGCCGGCAAACGGTGCCCAGGTTCGCCTGGTCAACAAAGCAGGCGAAATCTACCGCAAGAACATCGCCTATGCACCGGAAGCGATCACCCTGGCTACCGCTGACCTCGTGCTGCCGCGCGGTGTCCACGAGGCTGCCCGTCGCGAATACGACGGCATCTCGCTCCGCATGATCACCGACTATGTGATCGGAACGGACCAGTTGGCGACACGCCTGGATATCCTGTACGGCTACAAATACATCCGACCCGAGTGGATTACGGTTGTCGCCGACAAGATCTGATCATTGTGGGGGCGTCTTCGGGCGCCCCTTTCTCTTTTCCCGTTGAAGGACAATCCCGATGGAATATCCCAAGGCAATCTATCACCCGAAGGACGGCAAGCGCTTCCAGATCGTCCATACGCCTGAAGCCGAGGCCGCATTGAAGGAAGAGTGGGGCGTTTCTGATGCTCCGAAGCTCAATGTTGGTCGCGGCCAGAAGGCTAGCTAAATGGGCACCGCGCGCGCTCTCATAACGCTGGCGATGAAGGATGCTGGCGTCATCGGTGTCGGTCAGACGCCTCTTGCAGAGGACATGAACGACGCCCTGACGAACCTGAACGCCATGATGGCGCAATGGGAGCGTCGGCGCTGGCTGGTCTTTCATCTCATCGATGTCGTGTTTCAGGCAACCGGGGCGATCTCCTACACCCTCGGCACTGGTGGTGACATCAACGTTGCGCGGACGGATTCCATTGCATCGGCCTACTTCCGACAGACCATCGGCGGTCCGATCAATGCCGTTGACTATCCGTTGACGGTCCTCAATTCCCGACAGGACTACAACAACATCGCGCTCAAGAGCATGGCGTCTTTCCCAAGCGTTCTGTTCTACGATTCCGGTTGGCCGATGGGAAATGTCTTCATCTGGCCGGTTCCTAGCAACGTCTACGAGATCCACCTATCACTGAAATCTCAGTTGCAGACCTTCACGTCGCTCGAGGACGCGGTTTCTCTTCCGCCGGAGTACGAGGAGGCGCTGAGGCTAAACCTCGCTGTACGGCTTCGTGTGTCCTACAGGATGCCGTTTGATCCGCAATTGAACGGCTTGGCGAAGCTTGCGACGAACACGGTCAAGAACAGCAACACGCAAATCCCGCTTCTGCAGTTCCCATCTGATCTGCCGCGCGCAGTCGGGGGCCGCTACAACATCTTTAGCGATACCGAAGGCCGTTAAACCTAGAAAATACAAAGGGATAATGGTACAAACCTCATTTATTTCTAAGGAGGTTTTCCATGCGAGAGAGAGATTTATCCGGAAAAGTATTCGGCAAGTGGCGGGTCATTGAATTTGCTGGCCTCAAAAGAGGCAGGAGTCATTTTCGATGCATTTGCGAATGCGGGACCGAAAAAATTGTTGTCAGTTCCACGCTTAAAAACGGAACATCAACATCATGCGGCTGCAATATAGGTCTCTCCGCGAGAAAGCGTCTCACAAAACATGGGATGGCTGACACCAAGCCTCACATGATCTGGTGCACTATGCGCCAGCGCTGCGAAAACGAGAAGGCCAAGGCTTTCGAATGGTATGGAGCACGCGGCATCAAAGTTTGCGAACGCTGGCAGTCCTTTGAGAACTTCTGGGAAGACATGGGCCCCACATGGTCACCCGGTCTCTCTATCGATCGCATAGACGTGAACGGAAATTACGAACCCGGGAATTGCAGATGGGTACCGAAAGAAAGCCAATCAGCGAACCGAAGGCCGTCATCGGAGTGGAGTTTTAAGAATGAGACTTCAACTCCTAGGGGGAGCCTATCAGGCTAGGTCTCTCATCGCAGCAGCTCAGAGATCGGTAAACTTATACCCAGAGGCGAATCCCAAAGCGTCCTCTCCGCCTGTCCCCGTCACGCATTACCTGACGCCGGGACTGAGGAAGGTTTCTCAGTCGCCAACGGTGGGCCGTGTGCGCGCCGCCTACCGCGCGACGAATGGCGATCTGTACCTCGTGGTCAACACAACGGTCTATTTCGTCGCCGAGGACTATTCCTGGGACGCTCTGGGATCGGTTCCAGCCGGGCCGACGCCGCTTTCGTTCTCAGATAACGGTCTGGTCATCGTTCTCGTCGATGGGAGTGCTACTGGCTACGCGATCGACATGGAGACGCGGGACTTCGGCACGATCACCGACCCGGATTTCTACGGTGCAATCAAGGTCGATTATCTCGACACGTTTTTCATCTTCAACCGCCCAGGCACCGCGCAGTTCTACATCTCGCTTTCGAATGTGACCTTCGACATGCTGACAGGCACGCTTGGCTCTGTCTTTGCGGGCTCTATCGTCTCCGGTGGATCTGGGTACACGAACGGAACGTTCAACGGCGTGGCGCTCTCTGGGGGTAACGGAAGCGGTCTCACGGCCAACCTGACCATTTCCGGCGGCGTCGTGACATCCGCAGCGATCAACAATCCCGGCAGTGGATATGAGAATGGCGATATTCTCACCACGTCGTCGACTGCGATAGGAAGCGGGGGCATCCTCAGCGGTTCAGTTACCGACGCAGGCACTGGATACACCGATGGTACATACACCAACGTCCCGTTGACGGGTGGTGCTGGATCGGGCGCTCAGGCAACCGTTGCCATCTTCGGTAATGTGGTCACAAGCGTCACGATAACGGCGAAGGGATCCGGATACGCCGCTACCAACGTCCTGTCCGCAAGCGCTGCCGATCTCGGCGGCACGGGATCAGGGTTTGCCTACACGGTTTCCGCCGTCGCCTCTGGCTTCAGCTACCGCGTCGATAACGTGCATGGCTCGGCGTTCGATCCACTCGACATCGCCGCCAAGACGGGATCGGCAGACAACATCGTCACACTGGCATCCATCCACGGCGAACTCTGGCTGATTGGTGAACTGACGTCGGAAATATGGGCCAATACCGGCGCGGCGGACTTCACGTTCGGCCGCATCCAAGGTGCCTTCGTCGATCACGGTTGCGCGGCTCCCTATTCTCTCGCTCATCAGGACGTGTTTCTGTTCTGGCTGACGCAGGATCGGGAAGGTAAGGGCGTCATCGTCAAGTCCAATGGCTACGGTGTCGTGCGTATTTCTACCCACGCGATCGAGCAGGACATCCAGTCCTATGACACCATCAGCGATGCCATCGGGTACTGCCATCAGGTGGAGGGACATGCGTTCTATGTCCTGACCTTCCCATCGGCCAACCGGACATGGGTTTACGAGCTGGCAACCGGCCAATGGCATGAGCGCGGTTCAGTGGACAGCAACGGCGTCATCATGCGCCATCGGTCAAATGCATTCGCTTTCGCCTATGGGAAAGGGCACGTCGGGGATTTCCAGAACGGCGCGCTCTACGTCTACGATCAAGAGTTCTATCTGGATGGTGATCAGCCCATTCCGCGCATCAGGACATTCCCTCACGTCGTGGGCAATGCCAACCGTATCGAATACAAGTCCTTCATCGCAGACATCGAAGTCGGCCAGACCGGCGGCATCCCGGCTGATAATCCGCCAATGCTTTCACTGCGGTGGAGCAACGACCGCGGCGCGACGTTCGGCAATCCTGTGATGCAATCGATGGGCGCGACGGGGCAGTATCTGGTCTCTCCGAAATGGAGCCGCCTTGGCATCGCCCGTGATCGGGTCTTTGAACTCTCATGGTCCGCTCCGGTCCGCACGAGCCTCAACGGCGCGTGGATCGAAACGGAAGGGGCGGAGACGTGAGCAAAGACTTATTCCCGTCCTCGGTTCAGCCCCTTGTTGGCGCTGGCGGGATCATTACGACACCTTGGCATAGGTTCTTCAATGCCCTCATTGCCTCACCAAGCGCGGTAGAGACCGTGCAAGTGTCTGGCAGCCCATTGACCTACAAAGCCTCTCAGCGAGGCAATCTGGTCGTAACAGGGGGTACCGTTACGCTCATCTCCTTCAACAGGGCTCGTGCGACCATAGACATTCCGGGAGGAGCACCGCTGATCCCGATGGCAAACGATGATGAGGTGACCGTCACCTATTCGTCCGCCCCCACGATTTCATTCATCCCGACGTAGAGGCCTTCATGAAGTATTTCCAGCAGCTTGCAGCCGGTGTGAATGTCACGCCGCTGATGAACGCGTTGCAGCGCCAGCCGGAACTTTGGGACGCGAATCCCATCCGCACCAAGCATCCAGGCACGGCGCATGCGGAAGTGAGCGACATTCTCTTGAGGTTCAACGATCTCGATGAGTATCTGCGCACCGGAGACCCAAGCACGATCACCGACGATAGGGAGGCAATTCCTTATCCGGCATGGGACAAGCTTCCCCAGGTGCGGGACATCATCTTCAATCTGATGCGGACGGTGGAAGCAACTCGTCTTGGCCGTGTCGTCATCACGAAGCTGCCGCCAGGCAAGGAAATCACCCCGCATGAGGATCACGGCGCGCCGGCTACCTACTATGAGCGCTTCCAAGTGGCACTGCAGTCGCTTCCGGGCGCTGTCTTCAACATCGGTGACGAAACAGTGAATTTCCGCTCTGGCGATGTCTGGCACATCAACAACGCCGTCGAACATTCTGTTGTCAATCACTCGGCCGATGATCGAGTGGTGATGATCGTGGACCTGAGGTGCGCATGATGCTGGCAACTCAGGTAGAAGAGCTGACTGCGACCTCTCTTGAGGAAGTGAAGCCGCTGCTTCCGGTTCACTACGACGAACTGAGCGAGCATAAGATCGCCGGCATCCCGCTCGATCCGCAATATGACCTCTATCTCGCTCGAGCGGCGGCCGGTCAGGTGCTCTATGTGACGCTTCGCGATCAAGGTGAACTGATCGGCTATCTCGTCAGCTTCATTGCCCCCGGAATGCATTACCGGTCCTGCCTGACGGCGACGGCCGATATCTTCTTCGTCAAGTCCGATAGGCGCGGGTTCGAGGGCGGCAAGATGCTCTTCGCCCATTGGCTCAAAGAATGCCGTCGCCGCGGTGTCCAACTCACGCAGATCGGGATGAAAGTCCGTCATGCCGTCCATGCGCGCCGGGTGCTTGAGGCTTGCGGCTTCGAAGAGACGGAAGTCATGTTCTGGCAGTTTCTGAACAAGGATCAAAGCTGATGGTAGCCACAGCTGTAATCGGATCTGCTGTTGTTGGCGCTGGCGCATCTGTTGCCGGTTCCAAGTCGCAACAGAAAGGCGCGGAGAAATCTGCCGATGCGCAGCTCGAGATGTACGAGCGCACCCGCGCTGATCTGTCGCCGTACAATTTAGCCGGTCAATCCGCACTCAAGGACCTGCAGGGGCGGCTCAATTATCTGACATCGCCGATCAAGATGGATCAAGCAACCCTTGAAAAAACACCGGGTTACCAGTTCAACCTCGCGCAAGGTCTGAAGTCCACGCAGAACAGTGCGGCGGCTCGTGGCCTCGGCACTTCCGGCGCGGCTCTCAAAGGTGCCGCATCCTACGCGACGGGTTTGGCGGACTCGACCTATCAGCAGCAGTTTGCAAACGAGAATACCAATCGCGAGAACGCCTATAACCGGCTGTTGGGTCTCGTGCAGAGCGGTCAGAACGCCGCGGCACAGACTGGTAGCGCGGGGACTGCGGCAGCGACCGGCGCTGGCCAAGCTTATGTGCAGGGTGGGACAGCGACAGCAGCCGGATATACCGGGGCGGCGAATGCACTCACCGGAGGCGTCAACAACCTGATGACTTATAAAGCATTAGGTATGTATCAGTGATGAGGAGCGGGATTAATGGCTGATTTGGACACATCCTTCTATCCGAAGGCGCCACAGAACTCGCTCATCGACACCCTGAGCACTGTTGCGGGCATCAAGAACCTAGCCGAGCAAAACAAGCTCCTGCAGGGTCAGCAGAAGCAGCAGGATATTTCCATCGACCAGGCGAAGGTCGATCTTGCCCACAAGCACTATGAAGGTCTTGCCAATCTCGTCGGATCGATCGCTCAGGACCCGCGTGCAGGAACTGCTGAAGGTCCCGCGCTTATCCAGCAGTATGCCGCGAATGCAGTGAAACTCGGCTATGTCACGCCGGAGGCTGCCGACGCGGCTTTGTCGACGATGCCGCAGGATCCAACGCAAATCCCGCAATGGCTGCAAACGATGAACACGCAAATCCTCGATGGAGCGCAGCGGTTCGGACAGATATACGGCACGCCGACGATGATCAATGACGGTAGCCGGATCGTGCCGGCGACGGTCAGCCCGATTACTGGCGTTCGTCCTATTGGCGCCCCGATCGAACAGACGCTGTCTCCCGAGACCCGCGCAGACCTCGTTCAGACGAAGGATGCGCAGGGCCGCACGGTTCTTGTGCCCAAGGGGAATGTCCTGACGCAGGCGGGTATCAATCCGATGACTGCGCAGCCGCAGAGCGCTCCCACGGGCCAGGAAAACCGCCTTATCCCGGCTACTGCTGCCCCGTCTGTCGAAAGTCAGCCGTTGCCGGCCGCGCAGACGCAGAACCCTCTAGGCGGCGTCGTTGCTTCTCCCGCGCCATCTGAGTTGGAAACTCTCTCCAGAGCATCGGCAGCAAGCACGGATAAGTTCAATCAGGACATCGCTCGAGAAGGCGCTTTCCAGCAGGATATTCTCCCGCTCGAGAAAGCCCGTGATGCTTTGGTCGCTCTCGGAACGACCGGAACAGGTCCAGGGACCGAGCAGTTGAATGAGGTCCGATCCTTCCTGACCTCGATGGGCATTATCAGCCCGACCGAAGAGCTGCAGAACTTTGATAAGGCCCGGAAATATCTGGTCCAGTATGCCCGAGGGGCTGGGGACGTCGGCACAAACGATAAGCTCGCGGCGGCCTTCGCCGGCAACCCGAGTCTCGGCATTTCGAATGCTGCCGCCGTCGATGTCGTCAAGACGGCAATTTCTCTCCGGCGCTTCCAGAATGCTCAGGTCAGAGCTTTCGCGACAACGGGTGACAGTCCGGCCGAATACAACAAATGGATGACCGAGTTCAATTCCAAACAAGACCCGGTCGCCTATGGCTTCGACATGATGGACGGCGCACAGCGGCAAAAGTACTTCAAGGGCCTCTCCGCCCCCGAAAAGACGAAGTTCCTCTCGTCGCTCAAGACGGCAACCGAACTCGGCGTTATCGCTCCTCCATCTGCGGAATAAGATATGAAGCTTCCACGCGGGCTCCGGAACAACAACCCGGGCAATATCGAGGACGGGAAATTCGCTCAGTCTCTCCCCGGCTATGTCGGGTCCGATGGGCGCTTTGCCGTGTTTGATAATCTGGATGCGGGCGCACATGCTATGCAGCGCCTTCTTTCGACTTATGGCCGCAAAGGCATCGACTCGGTAGAAGGCGTGATCAACCGGTGGGCTCCTCCGACTGAGAACGATAGCGGTGCTTATGCCAAGACGGTCGCAAACTATCTCGGCGTGAAGCCGGGCGATAAGATCGACCTTAACGATCCCGATATCTTGGCGAAGCTTTCGAGCGCCATGGCCGGCGTCGAAAACGGCAGAGAAGTGCCCCTTGCGTATGTGGATGGTAGCGCGATCGGGAGCACTTCGCGTAGTGCCGCAAATGCTGTCAACGACATGGCAGCCGGTCGTTTGGCAGGTGTTCCGGCCAATGAAGTCCAGACCGTTTCCTATGTGCCGCCGCCATTCAGCACACAGCAGCCCGCATTTACGCCGCTGGTGAGCAATGAGCTGCAACCGGCCCAGATACAGCCGGAACAGCCCCAAGCCGTTCCTGAGCCTTCTGTGGGAGAAATGGGCGATGATGCTGATGTGCTGAAGGCATGGGGTCTCGGGGAAGGCACGCCCTCGGCTCCATCGGTCGCCCAGCAGCCGCCATCCGAAGACGATGCACTGATCAAGGCATGGGGTCTCGACAAGTCTGAGGCAGCGCCTGCGGCCGCTCTCGCTCAGGCTGCGGAGAAGGCTCCTGGTGGCCGTCACCTGTCGTTTGAGGAGGGACAGGAACTTCTCGACCGTGAAGAGCGCATGGCAGGCTCTAGCGGCACATTCGGCGCGACGGCGACGGGTTTGCTCGAGGGCGTTCCTGTGGCAGGCCCTGCGTTACTGGGGGTCGCACAGCGGGGCGCTGCCGGTCTATCGTCAGTCATCAACGGGGACAGCTACGCGAACAATCTCACGCGCGCTCAGGATATCACTCAGGCGGCGCAAGCGGCTCACCCGAACGTAACGACCGGCGCGAACATTGCAGGCGCTGTCGGGGCTACGATCCCTCTTGTTGCAGCAGCTCCGGCGCTGATGGGGGCATCCCGCACGGCTTCTCTCGGAATGAACATGCTTACGGGCGGCCTGTCCGGGGGAGCGATCGGTGGCGCGGATGCTGCTGTCCGTTCGGGTGGTGACGCGGAAGCAATCCAATCCGGTATGAAGACCGGACTCCTGTTCGGCGGTTTGGCACCGGCAGCAGGGAAGGCCATCGGAGCAGGCGTCAATAAGCTGGCTCAAGGCGTTTCGTCTTTGTTGCCGTCTGGCGCTGCATCGCGAAGCCTCTCCGAGGCGCTCAGTGCGTCGGGAACATCGGCCGATGACATAGCCAATGAATTGGCACGCAATCCTCGTCTTGCGCCTATGGACGTCGATCCGAACCTGCAGCAGATGGCGATGAACCTCGCCAATCAGGGCGGAGCGCCTCGGTCTATCCTGGCGCAAGCGGCACAATCCCGCGCTGCTGGAGCACGGGGGACCGTCAATAGCGCCTATGATGCGGCAACGGGAACTGTTCCAGACGTCAAGGCCTATCTCGACGGACTGAAAGAGACCACGAGGACGAATGCCTCGAGAGCGTTCGGTGACGCTCTCACCGGCGCTAAGCCTGTGGATGTAACTCCGGTCCTCAAGGCGATCGATGACGAGATTGCGCCTGGCGTTCAGGGTATTGTCGGCAAGCCGAGTGAAATACCGCAAGGTCCAGTAGAACAGGCGCTTGCTCGGGTCCGGGCGAAACTCGCGGCTGGCGATGAGATGCTGACAGATGCCGAACGTCTCCATCAGATCCAGTCTCAGCTTCGCGTCGAGGCCGATACGCTGGCAAAAGGCAGCAGCGGACAGGATAAGCTTGTAGCCTCTGCCCTTCGGAAGGTACGCGGCAAACTGATCGACCAGATCGATACGGCAACCAGCGGCAAGTTCAAGCCCGCGCAACAGCAATATGCCGATGACAACGCCATTCAGGACGCCTTTGATAAGGGTCTGGAAATCTTCAAAGGGGGCACGTCAAAGTCCTCTCTCGAGAACCGCCCGGAATATTGGCAGGCGTGGGTAAAAGACGCATCTCCCGCTGAACTGGAGGCTGTGAAGGTGGGGGCGCGTGTCGCGGCTGATCAAACGATCGGTAGCGTCAGGAATGCGGCTGCCAAGGGTGAGGCCATTGCCGACGTTGATCTGAATGTTGCTCGCCTTGAAGCCATCCTCGGCAAAAGGGAGACGGCGAAACTCGTTCAGGTTCTGAAGGACGAGCAGAAGATCGCCCAGACGAACGCCAAGCTCTTCGCCGGCTCACAGACAGCGCCGAGGCAAGCCGTGAATAAGTTGACGCAGGTGACGGAAGTCACGCCTGGCATCAGCATCACGACGCCAATGGCCGGCGGTATTGGTTTTCAGGTCGGAGGCATTCCGGGCGCAGCGGCCGGTATTGGCCTTTCATTGGCGAGGAAGGGTGTTCAAGCAGGCCTTAGGGCTCGGGATGTAGCACGCAACCGGCTCATTGCGGATGCACTCAGCGGCGATGTTTCCGGGTTCAGAGACGCTTTGAGTAAGGCTGCGGCGGGGGCTCGTGTTGGCCCTAGGGTTCAGGGCGCTACAAACCGTCTGTTGTCGACAATCTCTCCGGCGGCAACGCAGCAAGTCAACCAATCTTCCCCGCCAAGGGCTCTCGGTCAGGCCAAACGGAAGCCGCTACAGATCACGGTTACGCCGAAACGGCCATGATCGGCCTTCGGCTCGTTCTGCGAGAAAGACAAGAATAATCGTCATCGCCACACCGACAACGAGGCCATCGCTGAAGGCCTTTGATGTTCCGTTGACGAGAAAATCGCACAGATACCAGAACCCGATCATCCCGGCGGTGCAAAGGGTGAAATAGATCAGCTTGCGCAAACTGGCCTCGATAGCTGGTTGTGGCGAGCATCATTACGCCAATCCGCGCCGAAGCGCAAACTGACGAATTCGAGAGGGCTCCGGAAACGGGGCCTTTTTCTATTCTTGGAGAACTAGATGGCCACGATATTGCCGCTGGGCGAAACGACTTTTTTCGATGTCAACGGCGATCCCCTCGCGGGTGGCACGGTGGAATTTTACATTCCCGGCACGACGACAATGAAGGACACGTATCAGGATAGCCAGCAGGTTGTCCTGAACTCTAATCCTGTCGTTCTCGATTCCGCCGGTCGCGCCATCATTTTCGGGTCAGGATCATACCGACAGGTGGTGAAGGACGATCTCGGCAACATTGTCTGGGATACAACCACCGGAGAGCCGAACGCCGGCATCGTGTCTTCAGGCGGAACGAGTGGTGGAACGGCCAACGCTCAGACGCTCTCTGCGGGGACATTCGAAGGAACTGATGGGGCTACCATCCAGTTCACGGCTGGCATCAGCAACACCGGACCGACGACGCTCTCGGTCGGCGGCGGATCCCCCATAGCCGTCCTGAAGAATGGCCCGTCTGGTCCTGTCCAGCTTGCTTCCGGTGATATCGTCGCGGGCAACATCTATTCCGTGGCCTATAGCTCGGTACAGGCAGCATTCCAGCTTTTGACGAGCATCCCGCCAACGTTCTCGATTGCATCGCAGCCAGAGGCAGAGGCCGGAACGAACAACACGAACCTGATGACGCCATTGAGAGTCGCGCAGGAGATAAACGGGCTCAGCGGTATCATCTTCAAGGACGGCACCAAGGCGATCACGAAGTCCCAAACCGACAATTCTCAAAACCTGGCCACTACCGCATTTGTTCGCACTGCGGCGAAAATCAACAACATTAATAGGTTCTTCGATCCGGCAAGCCTTCTCGTCGCTTCGGGATACGCCACGATCGGACAGGTCATCGTCCCTAAGTTGGCTGGGCTTCAATCCATCCGGCTTGAATGGTCGTTCCTAGTTGGTTCGGGTGCCTTGGCCTCGGGCTCTCAAACGAGAGTTTTCAACGTCAGCGAAAATAGAAGCGTTGCCGAAATGACCGTGAGTTTGGGTGCGACCAGTGGGTTCACATTCATGACGTTCGACAATGCGCAGGCTGCACTGACGTCCGTTACCTACGTCGTCCAAGCCCGTACGCCTTCAGGTTCTGCCGGTCTTATACAGCGCGCCTTCGAAGGCCTTTCCTACAATTTCTGATCTTCACAACACGAGATAGCTGCGCCCCAGACGCTTCTATTGGAGAAAACGCATGCCCGATATTGCTGAACGTCAATGGACAGAACAGGACGACCGCAACACGGAACAGCAGCCGGATGGCTGGCCTGGCGGGATGCCTGCATATATCGACTCCGTTGGCCGGATGATGATGGGTGCCGCTAAGCGCTCATGGCGGCGGTCCAACCCGTATTACGAGACGGTTGGGGTGGGCGATAGCTATTTCGTCGAGCCGGAAGTCTCGTTCCCGCGGTTCAATCAATATGAGGTTCTGCGCCTTCGCATCAATCGCGCCAACGCAACCACGATGCCGACGCTGCAGTTTGGGGAATGGCCTCCCGCTCAAATCAGAAAGTCGTCTGTAGCCGGTATTGTCGATCTTGCGGTTGGTGACCTTGTCGCCGGCGCTGATCAATCCTTCTGGTACGACGGCGCGCAGTTCATCCTATCGAACCCCGGAACTCTCGATGCGGCTATAAGCGGACAATTTGCGACGGCTGCTCAAGGTGCGCTTGCCGATGGCGCCGCCCAGAAGGCGCAAAACCTCAATGATCTTGCCGACAAGGGAACGGCGCAGGATAACCTTCAGGTTGGTGCGGTCTTCGCTGACGTGGCGACGGCGACGAGCGCAACCATTCCCGCCCGCAACAAGCGGCTCCGCACGCAATTCTATGCTACCGCTAACCAGACTGGAGGTGCCCATTATCGCCGTATCAGCTTCGCGGATCTCGGTTCAGTCCCCACATTGGCCTATTTCCGCTCGGTTGACCGCTTCATGCCTGATGGCTCGACGGACAACACAAACGGCGGTTATTGGTTTCTAGACGAAACGTCCGTATTTCTTGAAATGCTGGCAGCCGTTGGCTCCGATGCGACACTCGACACGGCAGCATTCCTTGCTGCTGCCCAGCTAGGTCGTCCGATTGTACTGCAGGAGCGTGAATATTGGCTGACGCCTACAGCTTATCCATACGATCTCAACGTGCACGGGCTGAACCGCGAGAAATCCATTCTCAAGTGGATCGACCCGACCGGCACAGCCAGCCTTATTCGCGATTTCTCCGGTTCACTGAGGAACTGGGTTTTCAGCAATCTGACGATCGATTGTAACCGTCAAGGGCACACCGACCACGCCTCGGCTTATTATGCCGCCATCGATCTCCGGCCCGCAGATGGTTCTACGCTGGTCATCGATAATGTCGATTTATTGAACGGTAGGATTATCGATGTGTTCTGCGTAGGCCCGACCGGCTCGGGTGAGAGTGTAGACCTCAAGGTGACAGGCTCGAGATTCATCGACGGCCTCCTCTCGACCGATAGTGCAGCACGCGCAGCACAGGCCGTGCATGCCGAGGAAGGCGTCAACATCTATGCCGAAGGGAACTACTTTGAGTGTGGAGTATCTGACGGCGTCACAACGTTTGGACGTGGTGGCATTATTCTTCAGCGTCCAGCTGGGTCAACTAGTTTGGCTTGGGGTAGCGGCTACGCTGCTGGCAACCGATTTAAAAACTTCGGGAAAGCCCCGGCCAATCTGGGCTGCATTTACTTCTATTCAGGACACAAGTCAGCAATAATAATTGGGAATTACGCTGAGAATGTGTTTGGAACTGCGTTCTCAGCAAAGCCGGATGGTGGGTCTATCTCTATCATCGCCAACACTGTTGACGGGCAGGTCAGCACTGTGTCCGGCATCATTGGCATGATCGGGCAGGGGGACTCATATACATCCTTCATCGGCCAAAATGCAGTGATTAGTGGCAATACAATCCGTGGCGCGGTCGGGAACTGCTATTTCGTAGACGGCCAATATCAGGGCGGATCCGCCACATTCGAGAACCTTATCATTTCGAATAACGTGTCCCAAGGCGGGAACAGAAGCCTAGACCTTCGAAACCTGAAGAATGCCATCGTTGACGGAAACGTGTTTCGTGGAGCTTCTGCCGGTTGGTTTAGTTCGTCACCCTTGTCCGGCACAATTCGGTTCACAAACAATATTGTTCTTGGAGCGGCCGTGCCTATCTCATTATCAGGAACGATGACCGACCTGGATTTGATCCTAGAAGGCAATACACTCGCGGATGCTTCTGGTGTGGCGATTAATGTGACATCCGCCGTCAAACGGTTTGGCTTCAAGGGCAATGATATCGATGGCTGCACTACAGCCTTTGTAACTGCTGGGGCTTCCGATCCTAGCTACATCACCGACAACGAAGTTGCTGGTAGCACCGCTGCATGGGGTAAAACCGGCAGTTATGGTGAACTGTATTGGGGCAGCAACAGGACGAATGTCGATGTGGCTTTCTCCATCAGAAACCTAACAATCTCCAGTGGGGCCATAACAGTATTCATGGATTCGCATTTTGTGACTGTGGAAAGCGGCACGGCAGATGATCTGACACAAATTAACGGGGGCCGAGAAGGTCAGACGGTTGACCTTAGCCCTGCCTCCTCCACCAACAACGTCATCACAGTAACCATTGGTGGCAACATTAGGCTTTCATCTAACTTCGTAATGGGGAATGCCCGCGATATCTTCACGGCCAAGAAACGAGGGAATGACTATCTGGAGTATGGTCGCAACGACAACGGTTAATCCGATTGAGCGTCGTTTAGAACCTTACCGTAGTCGAAACCGACCAAGTCCCCCCATTTGAACCCATCAGTCCACCAGTCGCGGCGTTCATCTCCTTCCGGGTAAGGGGTACTCTCCAAAGCCTTTCCGTCAAATGCGGCGGCTTCCCCACCATAGAAAATCGTCAGGCGGGCATCTTCGGTTTCAGTCATTTCGGCTC